TGAAAGTGACGTCCGTCATCGAGCGACCCCCATTTTCATTGCGGTGACCGGTTTGATGATCGGGTACTCGCGGTGGATGAAGTAGCCGCCGGCGTCGTTCGCGTGATCGATGCCGGCGGTTTTGTCTGGCTCCCCATTCGCGCCCCACACCTGCTGCTCCAGGCCATCGGCATAGGTCGGACAGGTGAGCGAGTTGACCAGGTAGCGGCGCTCGCCCTGCGCATTGCAGAAGACGGCGTTCATTGCGTTGATTCGGTCCTTCACCGGCGGGTTTGCCGCTGGAGCGATGACCGAGAACCCGGCCTGCTTGAGCATTGCAAGGTCGGTGATGCTGGCGTTCACGGATTTGCGCGAGTCACCCGAGGCATCTGGGTAGATCCTGATTTCGCACGTCTTCTTGAAGTCATTGCCGTCGTGCTGCCAGTAGCGCTCTTTGATACGCCGGATCATGTCGGGCGTGTCGTAGCCGTCGATCAGCTCATCCACGGCCCTGGGCAAACCCTCGTCGCGTTTGACGTGGGTAATCGCCGCCATCTTGCCGACGTTGAAGTCCATCCCGATGAACAGGGGCTCGCCGGGCTGCACGGTGTCGAAACACCCGTTGAGCTTGCGGTCGTAGGCCGTGTAGATCGTGCCGGACGTCAGGTTGACGAACTGGCCCTTGAGGTACGCCATGATCAGCTGTGGCGGGTACGACTCCATCAGCGACTGGATGTAGTCATCCGGCAAGTTCAGCTCGTTGTCGAACGTGCTGGCCTGCACCAGGCCGTACATCTCTTTGAGTGATGGTTTGTCACGCAGCTGCTTCACGAACTGCAGGAAGACGAACTTGAAGCCCTCCGGCGTCGTGGTGACATCCACCCCGTTCTTCAGCCCAGGCAGGTTGTAACGCATCCGGGCAATGATCTTGCGCCAGGCCTGCTGCGCTTTGACCGCGGTCAACACGTCCAGCTCATCTACCAGGGCATGACCGATCTTGAAGCCGACAATGGTCTGTGGCTTCTCCATCGACCGGCAAATCACAGTGCCGCGGTACTGCCGGCCGCTGTAGATGTGAACTTCGTGGTTCGCCTGGTTGATCTTGGTCTTCAGCCCCCAGTCGTAGGCCACCTCATCCATGGTCGGATAGAAGATGTCCCGAATCTGCGGGTAAGTCGGTGCGAAGTAGCCAGCGTTGACGCTGGGCCACTCCATGAAGTGTTTGCTCAGTGCAGAACAGCCCACCCAGGTCTTGCCTGAGCCGAACCCGGCAACGAACGCACGGAATTTGTGGGGCAGCGTGAGGAACTGAGCCTGCGGAACGTTAAGGCTCGGCATTCGGCTTCCTCGCGTCCACCACGTCGACCTGAATGCGGCTCGGGATCACCGGTTCGTCGCCCGCCTCTTCCTTCTTGCAGCGGTTGACGAACATATCGCCGGTTTCTTTCGCCGCCTGTTCCAGTATCTGCATAGCCAAGCCAATGTTCTTCATCGACTCGGCCCTTTCCACAAATCGGTTCATCGCGCGTAGGCGGAAGGCGCGGTTGGCGATCGGGATGTCAGCTGTCTCTTCGCGGAACCGCTTCCGGGTATCGTGGAACAGGGTCACCCATTTCTTTGCCAGGTCTCTACCGGCGCGCTTGGTAGGGTCTTGGGCCTCGCATTGCTGACGGGTCACCTCAATGCCGAATTCCTCTCGGACAGCTGCAGCAACCTGGGATGGTGTGTCGAAGCACGCCAAGGCCTGAACCATGAAGCCTTTCACCTCACTGTTCAGGGCTGCCATAGGGTAAATTCCGTCTTAGGTCTGTCAGGGGTCAGGCCGATCTGAGCAGACAGGTTCCGCAGGCCCTCGCAATGTTCAATTTCCCCACCTCAGCAGGACTGTTTGCAGCATCCACCAACGCTTGAACGTCAGGGCTTGCACCGTAGCGGCGGACGACTCCGACGAACTCTTCAACGTCGTGGCCCTGCAGCTTGATCTTCGGTGCACCGTCTTGGGTGAATGCTGGTTGACCGTACTTGTCGGTCGCGTGAGCCAGGTGATAAAGCTCATGCTCTACCAAGGCACAGAAGTCGGTGTCGCTGCACTGGGCGCAGTAGTCAGCAGCCAGGGTGATGATGAAGCCCGGCACATCGCCGAACCAATCACGCATCTGTTGCTCCATCCGGGCCTTCTGCCAACCGCCGGCGCGGAACGCTACCTGCTCGGCCTGGCCCAGGACTGTGCGACCCTGCTTGTTGAAGCTCGACGATGCCCACATGACCCGGATGTCTGCATCCAGTAGATGGGCATGGTCTTCGTTGTGAATGGTGCCGGTGTCGGCAAGGATCTCGGCTTGGAGCCATTCCCACACCTCGGGCGCAGGTGTCAGCCGTATACCGAAGTCGCTTAGGTCTGACAGTTCAAGCAGTGACGATGGAGGGTATGGCCTGTCCATGGATCACCTTGAACTTGAAATAGTGGCGCGTTGCCGGTATTGGTAAAGATCAACTCAACGGAAGGATCTTCAAATGGGCAAATCTATCGACCACCTCGTAGAGGTCGTCTCTCGTCCGGACTCGGTCAAGCGGGCCACAGCAGTAGCTGCCGCACTTGAAGTGATTGCACTAAGCGTTTCTCACTCGACTGATGCAAACCAACTCACACATGCTATGGGAAATCTTTCCGCCTATGCGGACGAGATCCAAAAGGCGCTTGGCGACAAGCAATAATGCAAGTGCCGCACTCACCTGCGGCACACCTACCCCTCTGCGCTATCCAGCAGCACATCAATCAGCTTCTGCTCACCCAGGCGCATAGCACCCAGGCACTGGAGGTCGTCGCACTTGGGGCCGAGACCGAACACGGTAACCTCTCCCTTCGCGCCAATCAGGGTCAAGGCGCCCACCGTGCATTCGGGATGCGTGCCGGCGTCGAGGTCATCGGCGATCTTGCGCAGGGTCTTGGCCGCGTCGCGCCAGTCTTCCCTCTTAAACTCCAGAACCTTGACGGTCATACGGTCACCATCTGGTGTGTCTGTGCGTGTGCATGTCCGTGCAGCTCTGCGACGATCAAGCCCTGTGGCAGCCCGGCAGACTTGGCCGCATCGATCGCCTTGGCAATGGCGCTATCCAGATCAGCCAGGGCCTTGTTGATGTCCTGGCTCATCGGCAGCACGTGTCGCAGGCGGGTGACGTTGCTCATTCGAAAACCTCGCGCCACGATTTGGCGCATTCGAAAACGTGGCGCGGCTTACTGCGATACCCGGTTGAGGGCTTCGTCCGCTTTGTCGGCAGCCTGGGCCGCAGTGGTCGCGGCCTTGGTTGCCTTGTCGGCAGCAGTGCCGGTTTGGCGGGTCAGTTCTTCCAGGCGTTTGTCGCGCTCGCCCATTGCGGTGTCGTAGGCCTTGCGGATGTCGGTCACCTGGTTGCTCTGGCTCTCAGCGAGAGACCAGTAGGCGGCCTGGTAACCAAGAACGGCACCGCCACCAACCAGCACGACAGCAATGGCCCAGACCTCGGCCCGGCGCCACCAGCGGCGTGCGATAAATTCCAATGCGCATCTGTCCATCAGGCGATTCCTCCCAGCTTGGTGCGCAGGCGAGTGATCTCGTCGCTCTGTTGCGTCACACGGTCAGTGAGTTGAGCGACCTGGCTGGTCAGCGCTTCGATCTTGCCTTCCATGCGCCCAACGGCGGCGGCCAGATCATTCCGCTCTTTCGCGAACTGATCAGCGCGGGCCTCGGCTTCTTTGCGGGCGGCGCGCTCCTGGTTCAGCAGCTCGTTCAGCCGCTTAAGCGTGCCGATATCGGCACTATCCATTGCGCGGTCGGTCGCATCCTTAGAAAGGAAACGGCGCAACCAAAGCAGGCCGCCCAGCACAACGGTGGCACTACCGCCCAGCCAGGTAGCTGTGCCTGGGCCGAGGTCAGTAGGATCCATCGTCGCTCCATCGGGAAAGGTGGCCGAGAGCGGCCTTGCAATTGAATCAGCTCCAGCAGCACTCCCAGCTCGGAGCAATGGGTGTGGCGGAGCCGAAAATAGGAAGGCCCCGGCAAATGCCAGGGCCTTGGCCTGTCACGTAAGGACAGGAGAAAAGCAAACGGCTGCAGATGCAGCCCACCGCTTCTTACGGCAGCAGGTCGTAGGTCACGTAGGCCGTACCGCCGCCATTCTGCGTCATTGCTACCCACAGGCCCTGACCGGCAGGGATGGTTACAGAGAACGGAAGAGTGGAAGAACCGCTAACGGCGGACAAGATAACGGGCACGTTGGTCACCCAGCGCCCTTCCGGAATGGTCGTGCCGGTGCTAATAAATCCGTTCCCGACGGGGCTGATCATCGTAGCTGTGCGAACTACAGCGCCATTGACGTTCTGTGCCGGAGTGAAAATTGCCTCTGCGTAGCTGGTTGCCACCGATTTGAAACGGCTGCCGATTTGTACTGGTTCCATTTTTTCACCTATTGAGTCGAATGATTTGTCGCGGAGAATTCCGCTTTCATGTCGCTCAAAGGCGATTGCTCGAGGATCTTGTCCTTCGCATGATTCAACGTCCCGCACCGGGAACATTTAATCTGGAGCTCTGTAAACCCACCCGTACGGGCGAGAAGTCTTTTGCAGTTACCGCATCTGAATTCTTTCAACATCTGCAAATTCCTTTTGCTGAATCGCCCTTTTCCGTGGGCAATAAAAAGCCCAGCGCGAAGGCTAGGCATCTGTGTTTCGTAAGGTGTTTTATATGCGCGTCCTGGCCATGACTCGCCATATTTTTATCAACAGAAGAGCAGTTAGCGCGCCGAGCAGGCCTGCAAACAATCCCATCTGAAAAATTGCAGATGGCTGCATCCAGCACAGGCTCATTGGCTTGGTAAAAGAATAAAGGCAAGGCTCAGGGAACAGGATCTGCCATGCGGGCAACGCGCCAGCGCTAAACAATAATCCTGTTCCGAATAGTACTACGGCTACCCAGCGAGAAATGGTGGGGAATTTTATTCGAGCCTGCGATAGAGCAACTACCAGGGCGGCGGAAACGAATCCAGGAACGAAAAGAGCCGCAAAAAAAACCTGGCTATACTTATGGGCAGTATCCATATCACCTCAACAAAAAACCCGACACAGCGGCCGGGCTTTTTTATGTCAATCCCTAACGCGCAAGATCGACAGGATGGATAAATAATCTCTCACTTTCTCACTCATTGCAATGGCTATTTGCTACGCCGCGCAACTTTCGATTAAACCCTCGGCGTCGAGCAGTTCCTGGGCAGCGGTGAGCGCCTCGTTCACCTGGTCATCGAGCGTCTTGCGGATCCCTGAGCGCCACCGGTACCGAGTAGATTCTGGCTTGCCGTCGTTATCCCAATTGGTGATGTCGTACCAGGCGGCCGGCAGCACTGCGGCGGAGCGCTTGCCTTCGGCACCGGCCACTTGTGGAATCGCCCAGGTCAATACGGCGCACTCCCGGAAACGTTTCGGCGCAGGCGTGCGCACCGAGTTGAGCAGTTCCAGAATCGCGCCGTGCTTACGCTCCTCATGGGTGGAATACTTCGCCACGAGTGCTCGCCAGTGCGCCGGGGTGAGCGCCTTGTGCAGCCGGCCGAACACCCAGCAGTCCTGGAGAAACGCCGCCTCCTTTCCGATGATCTCCCCCTTTTGCTTGGCACATTGCACCTTCGGTTCAAAGTCGCAGCCGCCGGCGGAAGTGATGGTCTCGGCCGCGAGGGCTCGAACTACTGCTGAAACAACGTTGCGATAGGTCATGCGGCTTCCCCTTTTTTCAGCTCTCTGGTCATTGCCCGGTATTTGGCCTTGATGGCCTTGATCTCTTCCACGGTGTACTTGCAGGCTGGGTGCAGACCTTCCAGCCAGACCACCTTCTCGGCGCCGATGCGCTGCACCAGGCGGATGCGGTACTCGACGGCATTGCCGGAAAGATTGCGGTTGCACTTCACACACTGGCGGTGGATGTTCAGAGGCTCGAAGCGCAGCTCCGGGCAGGCGCCGACGGATCGATAGTGCCCGGCGTCCCACCGGCTGCCAGTCATGAGGTCGTTATCGTTCGGCGTGGAGTCGCAGCTGATGCAGGGCAGGTGCGCGTCACGGAGACGCACGTATTCATTCACCGCCGCCTGGGCTTCGCGCAGGTGATCCGCCCTGCTCTTCAGCTTCTCCTTGCGGACCTTGATCTCGTGGCGCTCGACCTGGGCCAGCGACTTGCGCGCCTTCGCCTGGTTCACATCCTTAATGGCCAGGCCACACTTCGGGCTACATACGGCTTGGCCCAGGCGCTGCGGCGGAAAGCTGATACCGCATGCAGGGTTCTTGCACTTCTTCGGTTTGGGTTGCTTGGCGATCATGCAGCCTCCTTGCTGAGTAGATCAGTGAAAACCACACCTTGGCCTGTGAAATAGGCGGCGATCCGGTCGGTGTAATTGATGCCCTGGCCGCGATTGAACAGGCTGGTCACCGGGAAACCGTCGGGGCCGAACAGATGACACTCCCCCATCATGGCCAGCTTCGTTTCGTATGGCAGATGACGCATCACCCGGTACCACTCGGCCTGGAACCCAGCGTCCTCGTTCAGCAGGATCTGTACGCCGAAGTGAAGCTTGCAGTACCGCCGGGCGTCCGCCGCGTCGCCGATCTGGGTCATCTCGGCGATTCGCTTGTACATCCCAAACCACAGCCGGTTCTGGTCAAGGGTGCGGTCCTTGCCAGCGCGCAGGGAGACCACCACGAACTTCTTGTCTCGGTACATGGCGCTCAACTTGGTGATAGCCTCAGAGAGCTTGGCCTGGCAGTTGACGCTGATCTTGTCGGTCATTGCACCGCCCTCTTCGCTTCCTGTTCCTGAGCTTGCTTGATGAGCAGCGCCCTGCGATCCGCCAACTCATTTGCCGCGTCAATCCGCATTTCGGTTTTCCGTTCGGCACTGGCCTTGCGCATTTCCAGCATCGAGTTTTTCACCAGTTCCAACTTCTGCCGAAGCTGGGGCTCTGGCCGTGTGACGGTGCCCGTGAGTAAGCCGGCGATGGCGCGACCGTCCTCAGTGATCGGCTCGACGCTCAGGTCCGTCAGGTACTTCTGGGCGTGTTCGCGCGGGATTCTCTTCAGCTCCATTGCCTTAGTCACAGCCTGCACGCGACGGTTTGCGTCGAAGCCCACGGACACGTGCCAGTTGACCGGTTTCGCATCCTCGCGGGCCTGCCCTACGAAACGCTGGTAGGCATCGATGAACGCCATGCGCGCACCGATCTTGTCGCCGCCATCCAAGATGGGCTTCGCAGCAGCCAGGGCCAGTTGGATCTCGTCGGTCAGCACCACTGTTTCAAATTCGTCGTTGGTGGTCATGGCGATGGCCCAGGCCTCGTCCTTGCCCGGGCGCCCGTCGGAGGACTGGACGCGTTGCAGGATGTCAGCCATTGCCAGCTTGCCCTTCACCTCGAAGCGGCAAGCCTTCAACGCGGCTTTGACGACAGGCACCGGGTAGGCGCAAAGGTCTTCGGCCATCATCGCGGCGGTGCCGGGGTTCATTTCCTGGCCCATGGCCTCGGCGGTGGCGCAGATGGCGGCGGCCAGCCCGGCGACCTGCTGGTCGTTCATTTCAGAGGTATTCATTGCGGTCACCTGCTTGGCGCTTGGCCAGAACCATCTGGGCGGCCTGTTCCGCTGCGGAGTGGTTCGCCTCTGTCCGTTCCATCTGGCGGGCGGTCGTGCCGTTGATGCGCTGCCCGGTTACCCACTGGGTGTGGTAACTCTCGGCGTTGGCCAGCAGCTCGTTGAGGCTGTGGCACTTGCGCAGCACAGCGGCATCGCTCGTTTTCAGGAAGTGGGCAGCGACGTGGTGGGCGACATCGGCGCCGAGCCGGTCGACCAACTGGCCGAGCTGACCACCGACCTTGGCATTCCACACAGGCCAGGCGCTGTAGCGTTTGCGGTAAGCCATGGCGTAGTTCGCCCAGACCTTGAAGGTTTTGCAGGACTGGCCTTTGGGGCCGGGCATGTCGGCGGGGATCTCAACCCGAGGAGTATCGGTGCGGTCAACCATCAGCACCAAGCCGCGGGACTGAGCCGGCTTGCCGGTGGCGTCCTGCAAATCCTGACTGGTGTCCTGATTGGTACCCTGATGATTGGTATCCTGATTTGTCGGAGATTTTTCCGACCCTTGCTCGGATTTTTTTCCGACCTTGCTCGGAGATTTATCCGAGGTAGATCGGGTTTTTTTCCGACCCTTGTTGTTTGGTGGGGTCGGATATTTTTCCGACCCGTCCAGTTTCTGGTTCCACTCGACGGCCTTCTCCGTGAGGCGGAAAAGCGTGATGTTCGAAGTACTGGAAAGCTCAATCAAGCCGGCCTCTTCCAGGGCCTTCAGCATGCGGTAAGCGGTGTCCGGCTTATCAGTCAGCAGCGGCAGCTCCTCGATGATCTTGGCCTTGCTTAGCGCGAAGAAGATCCCGTCATCAGTCTTGATTGGCTTGGTCCAGCTCGGGCAGCCGTAGACGAAGGCGAACAGCAGGGCCTGCTGAGAATTCAGCCCCCACTCCAGCGCCTTCAACTGGTTAACTCTTACGCTGTACTGCATGTCAGCGCTTCCCCCCCTTTGCGGACAATTCAAGGAAGCG